GACCTCTTGGGGATCTTCTTGGTCGTCGACATAAACTCTTATATCTAGATCAAGAAACCTCCATTTAAATTCACCAGGTTGATATTCTCTTGTTTCGTCTCCTGCGACTACACAAACTTTTGGGTACTCTTGGATTTGATCTAAGAACACCATTCCTGAATGAACGTTGTTAAATACGTTTGAATTGTACGGATGATTACCGTCAATTTCTTTAATTTGTTCCACCAAAGCATCTGATATTTTCTTTCTTGCTGTTCTATACTGTGATGCCATTTAATTTCTCCTAAGACTTACTAATTTTTGAGATGTTAAACCCATTGCTAATTCTCTTATGCTTTTTGCTATAAGAGGCTTTGGATTATATCCAGAAGGCCATCTTATACTGCCGGTATTTTCAAAAGTTTCATAGGGAGATAACATATATGTATACTCTCCGCTTAATCCTGATTTTGTAGCTCTTAAATTCTGAACCTCTACACTATTTGAAAATCTACCAGTCTGATTTATTAATGCTGGTCTTCCCATGTTTTTTCTAACTTGTGCAGGAAGTTTCTTATTTATCAGTGCTTCTATTTTTAATAAATTGCCTGTATCTTGTTCTTTTTTCTTTTCTTTTGCAATAGGCCTTGGTGTTTTACCTGATACTGATACCGCTATAGCTGACATTATGGCTTTGCTGGGTCCTTTTGGTTTTATTACTTTTTCCTTTCTTCTTTTTGTGCTAAACTCGGCTACATTAACTTTATATCTCATGTCCGGTAACCCTGCTTTGGTTAAGGGTCTTAGTATGTCTGTTATAACATCGCCACCTACTTGATCATTTAAAGACGTACTAGCTTCGAGTTGTACATCAGATAGAACTTGTTGTGTACTATCTTTAATATGCTGTGTTATATAATTTTCTGCGTGTGTCATTAGACTACCTAAATCACTTGCTAAATTAGTAGGATTTTTTCCTAAACTTAATTTTACAATATTTTTTGTCTGATATTTACCTACTCCATCTTTAGTAGGTTGTAAATTCCAATCTATTGTTGTATTTTCTATAATATGTTTTAAAATATCAAATTGTCTAATTGCTATTCCATTATAAGTTATGGAAGGACTAGACTCATTTAAAGCATCAGTAAACAAATCCCTTGTTGCTTGTGAAGCTGTAGTAGTATCTAAACTATGTTCTCTTTTTGCTGAACTTCTAAAAGTTTTTATAATAGTTGTGTTTCTTGTGCCTGTTCCAGAACCTGCAGGTCTTTTAAAGGCTTTGTCAGGGTTCTCTAAAGAAGCTCCATAAAATCGTCTTAACTTTACCTTATTATTTTTAACCCACTGTTTCCAAACATCTCTAGTAAAAGAATCATATATTCCCTTAATTTGTGAGTTACCTTTGCTTTTCCCCATACCATAAAGTACTATAGCTAAACCATCGTTTGCTTTAATGCTAGCTACTGGAGCATTCATATACACACCTGTTTGAATAGGAAGTGAATTAGTTTCTCTAACTCCTTTTAAAAGAGTGTTTCCAATTTTTTTCTTTGTTCCATATCTATTAAGTACTGTTAAAGTAGCTTTTTGCCATTCTGCTACAGTATTATACTCAGCAGCACTATCAAATAGATTATCTTGAATTAATACTTTAATTATCTTTGATGTTCCAATTATAAAATCATTATAAGAGTTTGAGCCACCTAATGTGAACTCAACAAGTGTTTCGTCATTTGGCATAAAGTTATCTGCCCAATCTTTTTGTGCGTCTACTAAATTTGCTTTAAATTTAGTTTTAAGATTATCTACAGACATTAACTATAAATTTTATACATATCAAGTATTCGCTTTATATGATCTGGAAAACCTATATTACCTGCTAAACTAGAAGATACAGCGTTTTCAACTGTTGCTCCTGCAATCGACATTCTTTCTTTTCTTTCATCTTTAAAGTAGTACTTGATCAAATCAAATACTGCTAGTTTTAAATCATCTGGTGTAGAAACATATCCTGCTTTGTACACTACTTTGACACTCTTTGGGCCTTTAGGCCAGCTCTTAGTACCCGAATCACTCGTACGAGTAATACTGTCAGAGTCGTCATTGACTACATATTCATATTTACCACTATTATTGGAATTTTCCGTAATGAGGGTGACATATGCATCTGCTTGTCCTGTTCGTTCTTCTACTGATACTACATCTATAATTGGAGATTCTTCCAAAATTATAGTATCTACTAAATCATCTTTGACTGTAAAAAATTCAGTCTTATTGGTTGCGGCATAATCGATTATAGTACTACTACAATAACTTTTTACTAATTGACTTACTTGATCAATAATAGTATTGATTCTTGCGTCATTTTGAACTCCCTGTAATCCAGCGAAGTCTTTGTATTGTTGTAATGTTACTAAATCTGCCATAATTTTTTCTTAAAAACATTGGAGGGAGTTAAACCCCCTCCAAATATTCGCATTAGCTATTAACTAGCTTTGTACTGTAGTGCCCAAGTTGAAGTAGAAGCATCAATCATATCGATGAATCCAATTCTTTGAGAAGCAACAAGTACTCGTCTCTGATTAGCTACTTCGTAGTCAGATTCGATTGTTACACCTCTTAATCTAGGCATTAGATAATTCTTTGCATAAACTGCTGCACCATAGAACTTTCCAGTTGCTGGTGTTTTGAATTCGTCACAGACGATGACTTTAGAGCCATAGACTGAACCAATTTCGCCACGTAGTTTAACTGCCTCTGAACCAACTAGATTAACATCTTGGAATTCTGCATCTTGTAATAAGTTGAAGTATTCTGTTGTGTTAATGATGTATACTACATCAGCTGGATTCATACCATATTTACCCATGTTCTTTCTAGCTTTTAATAAATCAAGAGCTGTTAAAGATTCTGAAGCAAATGCAGTTGCGGATTGAGTTTTGTTAGAACCAGCCATAGTGATTAGTCCTTCGAAAGCTGCTCCACTTGTACCGTAAACGCCGTCTGCATGGTTACCCAAGAGTAGTGCGTTTTCAATACCTCTTGCGTGTGCTCTAACGATTGATTCACGAATCAATGGTAGAATTGGCAAGATTGCATCTTCTTCTGTCTCATTACCTAAGTAGGATTGTGAGATGAGTTTTTTGGTTGAAAGAGTTCTTTCAGTTAAGTCAATACCTGACATTGTTGAGTCATAAGTATCGCCTCTTTCTTCCAAGTTACCATGTGGGGAAGTCCCGGTAGCTGTTTGGTTAGCTGTAAATTCAGCGTACCCAGCATCTGGTAGAATTGGAATGATTTGAGTAGCTGAAGTCATTTGGATTTCTCTAAATAACGGAGCTAGTACTAATTCTAATTGAATATCTCTTTCGATATTAGTTGAAACTGTTTGCTCAAAATCAGCGGATGAAACACCAACACCTGAGTGTGCGTTTACTTTTTCCATTGTATTGTGTGCAAGTTTAGTATCCCAACCTTTACCTGTGGCTAAACCCATTACGTAAGCGTCATCAATATCTGCTTCGAATGCTTTTTTCCAGTCGCCGTTTTGTCTGTCACCAAAGACTCTTTTTGATTCACGAATTGCTTCGATCTCAGATTTTTTATCTTTAAGTTCAGTTTGAAGTTCGTTAACAACTGCTTCTAGGTCATCATGTTTTTCTGAAACACGTTTTTCAACGTCATTCATGAGCTGTTGAGCTCCTGACATTCCGACTTCGACTATTGTTTTAACTTCGTCTTGTTTAGCTTCTTTTTCAGCAGTTTCAACTTCTAGTTGTACTGCTTTTTCTTCTGCGTCTGCAAGTTCCTTAGCTTTAGTTTCGGCTTGTTGCATTGCAATTTTAGCAGCAGTTGATTTTGCTACTTCTTCTGCAAAAGCTTTCAAGTCGATGTTAGCTTCGGGGATTTTAGTGTCATTTGACATTTTAGTCTCCTGTTTTGAGGTTTTATCCTCGGCTTGTGGCGCAGAAGTAATCTGAGCCTCGTTATTATTAAAGTGCGTTTTCCACTCGTTATATTCGTCCATGCTGTCAAACGACTTTGCAACTGAGAACATAGCTCCCTGGTTACATGGTACACTGACAACTGAGACTTCGAATAGTTCGGCATCTTTTATTGTGTATCCATCAGTTTCTGAGTTATAATCTGCATCCTTGACTCTGAAACCGACTGAAAAGGCCCCAAGAACACCATCTTTAATAAGATCTTTGATTTCGCCTGAAGATTTAGAGATTTTCGCTCCAAATTCCAGACCGTTTTCTGTAACTTCTAGTGAAGTTGCGCGACCAATAGGTTTGTTGTAATCATGATTAAATAAAACAATTGGATTAGTTTTATAGTTCTCTAATCCGTTCATTTTTATCCATGCATCATGATTGATTACATCTCCAGCACGGTCGATTGCATTAGTAGATGCTAATCCTTTAATATTAACACCACCGTCATCGTCCTCACCTAGAGTTTTGAAAGTATTTGTCCAATGAAAAATTTTCTCCATGTGTCCTACCTA